AGTGGGACGGAGTGCGCGCCATCTGCGTAATCGAGGACGGACGGGTGCGGATCACGGGCCGTCGCGGCCGGGACGAGACCGCCCGCTATCCCGACCTCATCGACGATCTCGCCTCGCTGCCTGCTGATTCGGCCGTGCTGGACGGTGAGATCGTCGTCCTCGACGCCGATGGCGCGCCGCGGTTCGAACTGCTGCAGCCGCGGATCAACCTCAGCCGTGCAGGGGACATCACCGCTGCGGCCGCGAAGGCGCCCGCGCGGCTGATGCTCTTCGACCTGCTCGCACTGAACGGGACCTCCTTGCTCGGAGTCGCCTACGAGCAGCGCCGGGAGCTGCTGGAACACCTCGCCGGAGGTGCGGGCGGACGCGTCCAGGTGCCGCCGGCGTTCGACGGCGACCTGATCGCGGCGCTGGACGCCTCTGCCGCCTTCCACCTCGAGGGCGTGGTCGCCAAGCGGCTGGGCTCGTCCTACCACCCCGGTCAGCGCAGCGGCGACTGGCTGAAGATCAAGCATCGCCAGACCCAGTCGGTTGTCGTCGGTGGGTGGCGTCCGGGCGAGGGCCGCCGTGCGGGGACGATGGGGGCGTTGCTGCTCGGCATCCCCGGGACCGACGGCCTCGACTACGTCGGACGGGTCGGCTCCGGCTTCAACGACGCCGGCCTGACCGAGGCCGACAGGATGCTCGAACCGCTGGCTACGGCCGAAAGCCCGTTCGTCCAGGTGCCAGCACTGGACGCCAAGGGAGCCCACTGGGTGCGTCCCGAACTCGTCGGGGAGGTGTTCTTCACCGAGCGCACCCGGGCGGGAAGCCTGCGGCACCCGGTGTGGATCGGGTGGCGCACGGACCTGGCGCCATCGGACGTGCGGGTCGAGACGCCGGCCGAGAAGGGAGAATGATCCCGTGCCCGTCTTCTCCCGCGCTCCGCGCCTCGACCCCGCCCTGACCGCGCTGCTCGGCGGCCGCCGGCCGCTCGCAACGGCGTCCAGCCCTGACGGGGAGGTGGTCGGCACGGTCGACCGGCTCTTCTTCGCGGACGGCTCTGGCTGGTCCGAGCAACCGTGGCACGAGGTCGAACACGGCGGCTGGGACGGCGAGTCCGGAACGCTGTCCTGGACGACCACGTCCGGAGACAGGTTCGCGATCCTGCTCACCGAGCCGCGAGGCGTCCCCGACCTGTTCAACGAGCGGGTGACCGCCACCATCGTGGCGACCAGGACCCTGGATCTCGGCCGTCATCTCAAGGGGGTCCTCACCGGCAGGCGGGACCTCTCCCCCGGCGCGACCGGGGTCCTGTGGCACGTGACGCCCGGCCACGGGACGACGGCCGCGGACCTCGCGAACGACCCGCTGGTGAGCTTGGAGCTCGAGCGGCTGCACAGTGAGTACGACGGGGTCTGAACCTCTGGTAACGTACTGCTCCGCGCCACCGCGCGATCCCCCATAGCTCAATTGGCAGAGCGTCGGACTGTTAATCCGCAGGTTCCTGGTTCGAGTCCAGGTGGGGGAGCTTCTCGAGCCCAGTCTCCAGCCATACCAGGTCGACGCCCGTGCGCAGCGACCACAGCCGAAGAATCTGCTTCCGCACGACGCCGCGCCCGTTGATCCAGCGCGACACCGACTCCCTGCTCACGTCCAGGTAGTCCGCCATCTCTTGGACGCCGACCCCGCCCACCTCCAGCGCCAACGCCATGCGGTGGTGCAGCTGAAACTGCGGGTATCTCGTCCCGCCCGGAACCTCAACGGTGCTCATGTCGGACATCGTTGCACAATCGGTAAGCGCGACACGCCGTAACCGTTAACCGGAAATCATGCCTCAATGTGTCACGGTTCCCGCATGACAGATACTCCGACGCCCGATCCGGTGCCCACTGTTCCGCTCTACCCCGCCCAGACCTCTGCGCAATCCATGGCGCGCGCCCGGTTCCACGCCGAGCGTGCGTCCGAGGCGCTCGGTAGCTACGCCAATCCTGAGATGGCCTCGGCTCACGCTCAGACCTCGCGTGCCTGGTCGGCCATCGGCCGCGATCAGGCCATCACAGAAGCCGCCGCCCGCCGGGGAACGCCGGTTGGACGGACGCCCTGCCCACAGCAGGGAGTCCGGCGGTGATCCTCGAGCTGCTCCACGCGAACGTCTGCGCTGATCGCTACGACTACGCCAAGACGTGGCCCAAGCGTCGCCCGCACTTTGACGAGATCGCCCGGGCCGTCGACGCTCCGATCGTCACCTTGACCGAGTGCCAGAAGCCAGCCGCTGAGAAGCTCGCCGCGGTTCTGGGCTACCGGTCTACCTCGTACTGGGGATCGTCGATCCTCTACGACCCGGCCGTCCTCAACCTGACCCGGACGCTGCTGACGCGCCGTTGGCTCACCGGCACGCAGACGCACAGCCTGCTCATGGTCGAGTTCGCGATCCGCAACGGCACGAACCGCACCTTCAACCTCGGCGTCAGCCACTTCCCGCCGTTCGCCACCCGTGCCAACCTCCGAAAGCAAGAGCTGCGGTGGATCACCCAGGCGACCGCCTCCTATGCCGATCCGACCTTCGTGGCCATGGATGCGAACTGGTCCAAGACGCTCGAGTCGTACGCCGCGCAGCATGGCGGCTGGCAGTCCGCCCGGCTCAAGGCCACCACCCGCGTCCACGCCGACTACAGGACGTCCGGCAGCAAGTACGGCAAGGGGAACCCGATCGACTACGTCCTCGCCCGCAAGCCCGGCGCCTCGTTCGCCTACTACGACGTGCTGGACGGCCGCAAGTGGTCCGACCACAACGCGCTCAACGTCGAGATCGGCGTCCGGTGAGTCGTCCCGTGATCCTCGATCTGTTCTGCAAGGCCGGCGGGGCGGGCATGGGGTACCACTGGGCCGGCTTCGACGTCGTCGGCGTTGATATCGAGCCTCAGCCTCGGTACCCGTTCGAGTTCCATCAGGCCGACGCGTTCGAGTTCTTCGCCGCGCACTGGCGCGAGTTCGACGCTCACCACGGCAGCCCGCCATGCCAGGGATACAGCACGATCACGCCCGACAAGTCGATTCACCCCAAGCTGATCGGCCAGGTGCGCGAGATGTTCCGCGCGGCGGGCCGCCCCTACGTCATCGAGAACGTAGAGGGCGCGCGGCGGGAGCTTGACCACCCGATCCGCCTCTGTGGCTCTAGCTTCGGCCTGAGCGTCCGGCGCCATCGGTACTTCGAGACGACGTTCGAGGTGTTGCAGCCACCCTGCGTTCACTACCTCCAACCGCAACCCATCGGCGTCTACGGACACCATGGCGGAGGTGGTGGCGAGATCCGACCAAATGGAACGCGACGCGGCCGAGTCGCCCGAACCACCCAAGCAGCGCGCGATGCGATGGGCATCGACTGGATGCGCTGGCGCGAACTCGCTGAGGCCATCCCGCCCGTGTACACCGAGTACCTGGGCCGTGCACTGGTGGCCGCGCTATGACCGCCTGCACTGCCGCAGCACCAACCGCGGCCTGGTCACTCGACAGGCTGACCAGCTCGCTCCAGCGTGGCGGCTGGGGCGAGCTGGACGGCCCTGAGAACGCCGGCCTGCAGAAGGTCCTCAACGCGCTCACGAGCCTCCTGCCGTGGGAGTCCGCTGAGGCCCACCTGACGCGTGCCCAGGTCGCCGACGCGGCCTCGATGACGCCCAAGTGGGCCGGGCACTGCCTGCGCCGCCTCGAGCAGCTCGGCCTGATCACCTGGCGCCGCGGCTGGATCGACCACGGACAGCCCCGGGCGGGCTGGATACGCGTCCACAAGACACGCCTGGCCGAGATGGTCCGCGCCGTGCGTGGCTACCTCGAGGGACGCCGCCAGCAACGCCGCGTTGACACCCGAGAACGGCTCGAAAGGACGCTCCGCCAACGCACCGTCCCGCCCTGGAAGCTGCATCGCGCCTTGTCGCGTCAAGGGGAACTGAGTTCCTCCCTTCACACCCAGGGAAGTACCGGCCGCAGGCCGAGTGCCTCCCGGCAAGCCTCCCCAACCCTCCCAGGAGTCGAGATGTACCCCGACCTGTCCTGTCGGGTCTGCGGACGCGGACCTGACCAGTGCGAGCAAGCCGACCGCAAGCTCCCGCCCTCGATGCGACACAGCTACGAGCCCCGCGACCCCAACCGGGGACGCATCCTCGCCCACCCGCAGCGCCCGGACGACCGAGTGCCACCGCCGTTCAGCCTCCGGCAGCCGACCCTGCCCAGCGAAGGGCAGCCACGATGAGCGCTCCCGAGGCCTCAGCGTTCGCCGCTGAGTTCGCTGCCCAGCAAGACGCCCTCACGCACGCCTGTCGCGAGCTGATGGCCACCACCCAGCGTCCCGTCGACCGCGCAGCGATCGAGGAATCGCACCGCATCGCCTACGCCGCGCTGAGCAACCTCGCCAAGGTCGCCGGACGTAGCTGCCCGACCCTCACCCTCGTCCGATGAGGACCCGCAAGGGCTACGGCCGCAGGATGCAACAGGGCATCGTCGCGCCCAAGCACCGCCCGATCAGCCACGACCGGCGTCCCGTGCTCGAGCCCTGCCAGCGGTGCGACGGCGAAGCCATGTGCGGGCCGTACCTGTGCCTGCGGTGCGGCGGCAGCGGATACGAACGATGAGCAGGTGGGGTGGCGCTGAGTCTCGACGAGCCCGGGCCGAGTGGAAACCACGGGTCGCGCAAGGTGTGCCGTGCTGCCGATGTGGCAAGCCCGTGCTGCCTCGCCCGTGGCTGCCGCACGACGGATGGGAACCCGACCACTACCCGGTGCCCAGGCACCTGGGCGGCAAGGTCACATGGCCGAGCCACAGCCCCGAATGCAACCAACGGGAGGGCGGCAAGGACGGCGCGAGGATCACCAACGCACGCCGCGCCGAGCGTCGCGAGATCGCCCGTCCACTGTCAACCGCAGCTTGCACCCCATCAGCCGAGCGTGCTCGTGGCATCAGAGGAGTCTGACCAATGACCGAACCCGACCTCCAAGACGGCCTTTTTGAGGGCGGCGGAGCAGCCCACGCACGACGTCCGCTACCCATCTCTCTCTACCTCCCCACAAGGGACGATGCACGCACGGCCCGGCCCACGATCCTGTCCCCGATCCCGGACGGAACCGACATCGCCGAGGCCGAGCACGGCGCCGAGTGGCTCAAGCTGGGCCTGTTCCCCCAGGGCCTCGAGATCGCCGCCGTCCTCAACGCCCGCGACGAGGACGGGCACCCGCTCTACCCGACGGCTGCCGTCGAGATCGCCCGCCGCTCAGCCAAGACGACCGCCGTCCTCGCCACCCTGCTCGGCCGATGCTTCAACCGACCCGGCTACAAGGTGATCAACACCGCCCAGGACGGGCTGCGCGCCCGCAACAAGCTGCGCGAGGTCATGCGTGCGCTCAAGTTCGGCGGCTTCGAGGCTCGCGGCCTCGGGCAGCTGTTCTGGTCCAACGGCCTCGAGCGCATCGACTTCGCGAACGGCTCCAGCTGGATCGCCCTGCCGCCCGACCCGTCCGCGTTCCGCTCCGACGCCGCCGACGCCGTCCTCATCGACGAGGCCGGAGAGCTTCCCCCGGAGAAGGCGGACGGCCTGCTCGCCGGCGTCCTGCCGCTCATGGACACCCGCCCGGACGGCCAGGTGATCATCGCGGGCACCCCGAACCCCGACCAGCGCGCAGGCCTCCTCTGGGCGACGCTCGAGGACCTCCGCGCAGGCGTCCCCGGCGTCGGCGGCGTGGTTTACGAGGCGTCCGACCTCGAGACCTTCGCCGACCTGTCCGACCCCGACCACCCGGTCTATGACCTCGAGCTGCTCGCCCGCGTGCACCCCGGTATCTCCTGCGGCCTGACCACCGCCGCCAAGGTCCTGTCCCGCATCGGCCCCATGGGCCTTGCGAAGTGGTGCGCCGAGTACCTGTGCCAGTGGCCGCGCAACGCCGGTGCCTCCGCCCTGGACGGCGACGCGTGGGACGCCTGCGAATCGGACGCCGGCCTGCCTGCCCGACCCGATCGAGTGGGCCTGGCCTGGGACGTCGACCCGGACGGCTCCGCCGCCGCCCTGGTCGCCGCATGGCGCGACGAGGCAAGCCGTGCCCACTTCGAGGTCCTCGCCTGCCGACCCGGCACCGACTGGCTACCCCGAGTCGCCCGCGAGGCCGACACCAAGCACCGATCCGGCGGCCTCGGCCACGACCCCATCGGCCAGAACCTCGAACTCTCCGAGACCATGACCAGGGCGCCCTACCGGGTGAGGCAACGCCCGCTCACCATGAAACAGATGATCGGCGCCGCCGCCCGCATCGAGAAGGAGATCCGGCGCCGCAACGTCGTCCACTACGCACAGCCCGACCTCACCGAGGCCGTCAAGGGAGCCTGCTGGCGCCCGGTCGGCGTCGATGGTCGGCTGTTCGCCCGCAAGGCCTCCGCCACCAGCGTCGCCGCCCTCGTCGCCGCCACGGAGGCGCTGTGGCTCTACGACACCACCACACCCCAACAGACCGGACGCCGCGTCCGCTCCAGCGTGCAGCTCGAGGCGCGACGACGCGAGGGAGCCGCAGCATGATCCACTACAAGATCGACGCCTCGCCGGCCGTCACCGTGGGCATCTGCCATGAGCCGGGCTGCGGCGCCCGCACCCTCGCGTCCTCACGCGAGGAGGCGATCCAGCAACGCACCGACCACGAGGAGCGAGCCCACATGCGCCGTGGCAGGCTCGCGACACGCCGAGCACCGAATCGAACAAAGTAACGAATCTGCGGAGGCTGGGGACGTGGGATTCCTGACCAGGTTCTTCGGCTCGCCGCAGGCGGCGGCGTTCGCCATGACGAACCCCCGCATCCCGCTCAAGTCCCCGTTCAGCGAGTCGACCCTCAAGCGGATCGCCCTCGCCGAGCTGTCCGGCCTCCGGCCCGACGAGGTCACCCGCGAGGAAGCGCTCAAGGTGCCAGCCGTCGTCCGCGGCCGCGACCTGGTCTGCCTCACCCTGGGCCGCTACCCGTTCAAGATGTTCAAGTCCGCCGGCACCGGCAACCCCGACGACGACGAGCAAGTCCCGCTGCCCGCCTGGCTCCAGTCCACCGCGACCGGCATCCCCGTCCGCGGCCGCGCGATCTGGACCCTCGATGACCTGTTCTTCGGCGCCATGAGCGTCTGGGCCACCGAGCGCGACCCGGACACCAAGGAGATCACCGACGCCGTCCGCGTCCTGCCCGAGTACTGGAACGTCGACCCCGACACCCTGGGCGTCCAGGTGTACGGCGAGACCGCCCAGGCCGATCAGGTGCTCATCTTCGAGGGCTACCGGCAAGGCATCCTCACCATGTGCGACGAGGCCGTCCACGCCTCCCGGGACCTGGCCAACGCCTGGCAACAGCGCGTGAAGTCCCCCGTTCCCCTCGTTGCGATCACGCAGACCGACCAGAACGCCGACCTCACCGATGACGAGATCGACGACCTCGTCATCGACTTCGAGGCCGCCCGCCGCGAGTCGGGCACCGCGTTCGTGCCGTTCGGCTACGACGTCGAGGCCATGGGCACCGTCGCGCCGGACCTGTACGTCGAGGGCCGCAACGCGGACCGGCTCGACTGGGCCAACAACATCGGACTGCCCGCCTCCCTGCTCGAGGGCTCCCAAGCGACCGCAAGCCTGACCTATTCCACCCAGGAAGGCCGGCGAAACGAGTTCGTCGACTACAGCCTCGCCGCCTGGGCGCTCCCCATCGAGGACCGGCTCTCCCAAGACGACGTAACCCCGCCCGGCTGCTACGTCCGTTTCGACCTCCAGTGGCTCCTGAGCACCACCCAGAACGGCACCAATCCCGGAACGGAAGACTGAAGATGACCAAGCTGAACCTGTTCACCACCGGCGCCCTTGCCGCCGACCTCGCCAAGCGCACGCTGACCGGCCTCCTGCTGCCCTACAACGAAGAGGGCAGGACGAACCTCGGACGGCTCACCGTGCCGCCCGGCGTCCTCCACGCAGCCGCCGAGAACCTCCCGTTCTACGACGGCCACAAGGGACCGCTGGTGGGCTCCTACACCCACGAGGACACCGACGAGGGCATTCGGTTCGTCGCCTCGATCTTCCCCGGCCCCGAGGGTGACGCGCTGCTCGCCAGCGGCAAGAAGTGCGTCTCGGTCGAGGTCGACCCGATCGCCGTCCGCAACGGCCGCGCGATCTCCGGCGTGCTGACCGGCGCGGCCGCCGTCGAGGAAGGCGCGTTCCCCTCCGCCCGGCTCGCCGCCGAAGGTGACCCGGTCGTCCCCGATACCCAGCCCGCCTCGCCCGACTTCCAGACCGTCTACGAGGGCGACCTCGTGCCCACCGTCACCCTCGACGGCACCGCCGTCGACGGCGTCTCCAAGGTCACCGTCTCCGAGAAGGCGATCGACATCACCACCAAGACTCCCGAGCCGGACCCGGCCGCGGGCGACAAGAAAGAGGACCCGGCAATGACCGCTGCCAAGGTGCAGAACCCCGCCCTGCTGGCGGGCAAGAAGGACGACAGCCCCGACATGAACAAGCTGTTCGCGACCATCGCGAAGGGCTTCGCCGCTGGTGAGACGTTCACCAGTGCAACCCAGCTGATGGCCGCGCTGTCCGACATCGTGCCGGCCAACACGACCGCCATGGACCAGCCGCAGTACGTCGGGCAGCTGTGGGACGGGGTCGACTACGAACGCCGCTTCATCCCGCTGTTCAACCATGCGGACCTGACCGCTCAGACCGTCAACGGCTGGCGCTGGAAGGCCGGGAAGCGGCCCGAGGTCGACCTCTACACCGGCAACAAGGCCGACATCGCCTCCGGCGACATCGACACCGAAGCGGTCACCGGCGTCCTCCAGCGGATCGCGGGCGGCCACGACATCGACCGCATCTACCGGGACTTCAGCAACGCGGAGTTCTGGGAGGCCTACTTCAAGGCGATGGCGAACAGCTACGCCAAGAAGTCCGACCGCTACGTCCGCGACGTCGTCAAGGCCATCCCCACCGCCGCGAACGGTGGCCGCGTCCACCTGCTCAACGCGGCCATGCCCGAGGGTGTGCCGACCGCGCTGGCCATGATCGTCAAGGGTGCGCTCAAGATGATCAACACCGAGGACCTCGAGGTCATGCCGACCTTCGCCATGGTCGCCGCCTCCTATTGGGAGGAGCTGTTCTACACCAAGACCGACGACGTCCTGGCCTACCTGACCACGTCGCTCAACCTCAAGGAAGGCAGCCTCGAGGAGTTCAAGATCGTCCCCGTGCCCGACACGGCGCTGACGGTCGGGGCGTGGGTCGGCAAGGTCCTGGTTGGCCACAAGAACGCCGTCACCGTCCGCGAGCTGCCCGGCGCCCCGATCCGCGTCGAGGCCGAGGCGATCGCCAAGGGAGGCGTCGACGAGGCGCTGTTCGGCTACGTCCACACCCTGAATGAGAACGCCGCCGGCCTCGTCGCCTTCGACGCCCCGACCGCCGCCTGACATGACCCAGCCCACGTACGAGCCGCAGGGCGTCTGGATCACCGGTCCAGACGACCCTCGGCTCGTCGTGCTCTGGGCTGCCGCTAAGGACTATGAGGACGGTGACCTCGACTTCCCGCTCGAGGTCGCCCGGATCCAGTGCGAGCGGTTCGCCCCCGCCCTGGCCGCAGGCGAGCCCATCCCTGACAACTACGTCGCCGCCCAGGTCATGCAAACTCGGGCCCTCGTCCGCGGTGGCGTCGTCGGCAGCGGTGACCAGGCCGGCGGCTACGGCGACGTCGTCACCGTGTTCCCGATGGACTGGAACGTCAAGAACCTGTTGCGCCCCAAGCGCGGCAAACCCCACTTCGGCCGGAGGACAGCGCCATGACCAGCGGACGCAAGATCCTCGCTGGGGCCATGGCCGCCGCCCTACCGAGCTGGCAGATCGTCGCTGACGCCCGCCAGCTCGACAGCGTCCGCAAGCCCGGCGCCCTGGTCATGTTCACCCAGAAGCGTAAGAAGGCGCCCGCGCTCGGTCTCGACTGGCTCTCGGACGAGGTCACGCTCCAGATCGTCACGGCCGCCGAGAAGTCCGACCAGATCGAGGACGACCTCGACGAGCTGCTCCTCCAGGTCCTCAGTGCGCTCGAGCCGCTGACCGCCTTCACCTGGGACACCGCCGAGCGCGTCGTCGTAGCCGACGCCTTCCACGGCTGGCAGCTCACCGTGACCTGCGCCTTCCGGGTCGAGACCGTCCCGGACGCACCCGAACCCCAACCCGAACCCCAACCCGAGGAGACCTGATCCCATGGCCGTTGTTCCGCACCCGGTCACCACCCCGCTCACGTTCAAGGTCGCCACCCTGACGGCCGCGATTGTTGGTGCCGCCGACACCGACACCCTCAGCCCGCAGGTGTCAGAGATCACCTTCACCCCGACCACCCAGTCCGGCAGCTGGACCGGCGTCGGCGGCAACGTGGTCTCTGACCAGGGCATCGCGACGTGGGCGCTCACGCTGGGCATGATCCAGGACGTGGCCGCCAACGGCATGCTCCGCTGGCTGCTCGCCAACGAAGGCAAGAAGTGCGCCTTCACCGCACTCCTCATCACCGGAGTCACGGCCAGCATCACCGCCACCATCAGCCCGGCCCAAATCGGCGGCGGCGTCACCCCCGGCCCGCTCACGTCGACTGTCACCCTCGCCTGCGACGGCAAGCCCGTCTTCAGCTGACCCACCCCAACACCTGGGTAGGCGGG